CAGGAAGGCAAAATCGTCGGACAGGATTTGATTCTCATGCGTTTGGAGGAGCTGTACGACGCTGTCAAGCTCAACGAACGGCACAAAGCGGCCGAGGAAGCCAAGAAAGCACAGCTGAAGGTCGACGAGATCCTCGAAAAGGGCTATTTTTACCCGGCTTTGAGCGAATTTCTCGCCGATTTGCCTGTTTACAAGTACGCAGTGATCAAAGGACCGGTCACGCGCCGCAAAACCGAGCTGAAGTGGGAGAAAAACAAGCGAAAACTCGTTGCGCACGAGTCCGCGGTGTTCCAATGGGAGCGCGTGAGCCCCTGGGACATCTGGTTCAGCCCCGGAGCGACGTCAATCAAGAACACAGAGGTGTTTGAGCGCCAACGTCTGTCCGTGAACGACCTCTACAACCTGATTGGCCTCCCCGGATACCGCGAAGATGACATCCGCGCGATCATTCAGGCGTACGAGGGCCGTGGATTCAAAGAATGGATTCAAATATTTGACTACGAGCGCGCCCAGATGGAAGGGCGCAACAACGTACTCGACGACGCGTTCATAAACGCCATCGAATTCCACGGTTTCGTGCTCGGGCGCTATTTGATGGAGTACAAGGTCCCAGGAGTGGACGATCCGATGAAGCCGTACTTCATTACGGCGTGGATGGTCGACAAGCGCATCTTCAAAGTGATGATGAACCCCAGCCCGCGTCTACGCGTGCCGTACTACGTGACGAGTTTCGATAAACAGCCGGGCACCTTGTTCGGCAACGGCATCCCCGCCCTCGCCAACGACCTGAGCGACGTCATCAACGCGACCCTGCGGGCGCTGATCAACAACATCGCGATCTCGTCTGGCCCGCAGGTGGTCTATCACGAGGAGCTGTTGTCGCCTACACAGGACGACTCGCTGTATCCATGGAAGCGCTGGAAGGTTTTGAGCGATCCATCGAACCCGCAGCAAGAGCCCGTGAAGTTTTTCCAGCCGCAGAGCAATGCGCAGGAGCTTATGGGCATAGTGGACAAGTTCTCAACGATGCTCGACGACGTGAGCACAATTCCCAAGTACCTTACGGGCAACGGACAGGCCGGAGGCGCGGGACGCACAGCATCGGGCTTGTCGATGCTGATCAACAATGCGAACAAGACGCTGCAAAACGTCGCGGATAACATAGACACCGACATCTTCCTTCCTCTATTGGAAATGCTCTACGACTTCATCATGTTGACGGATGCCACTGGCATGCTGCGTGGTGACGAGACCATAGTTGTCGAGGGTGTGCGTCAGGCGGCGAAGCAGGAGCAGGACCTCACGAAGCAGCTTCAGTTCCTGCAGCTGATCAACAACCCGTCCTATCAGGGTCTCATTGGTCCGGGTGAGATGGCGCGCATCTTGCAGCAGATCGCCGACAATATCGGCATGGAAATCAAGGTTACTCAGCCCGAGGATGCCGTCGCACCCCCAGGCCAGCCGCCCGCATTGCCCGGTTTACCGCCGGGGGTTGCGGTCCCTCCCGGTTGGCCCGCGTCAGCAGCGCTTCCCCCGCCAGCGCCTCCCGGTGGCCAAGGCGCAGGATTTAACAGCACAGGAGACAACAACCCGCAGCCCAGCGGCGCTGCTCCGCCTGGAACTGGGGGGGTACAAGGTATTCCTAGTGCTCCGCAGGGGTTCGCACCACTTAATACTGTCCAGGCGGCACCTTTGCCGCAGGTGTAGGTCTAAGTTTGTATGCCCTATAAAGACCCAAAAGATCCGCGCCGCCGTGCTGCGACAGCTAGGTATCGAGCAGGAAATCGGCAGAAAGTGAACGCCGCGTCTAGGAAGTGGGCGGACGCACACCGCGAACAAACGGCTGCTTCTGCCCGTAAGCGGTATGCTGCGAACCCAGAAAAAGAGGCGGCTAGAACTCATAGGTGGCAGGCCGCGCATCCGGGGTGTTGGCGTAAAAGACAAGGGCTCCCAGAGCCTCTACGGCCGTGTCCGGAGCTGTGCGAGCTAGAGGGATGCGGCCGTAAGGCAACGCACCTGGACCACGACCACGAGACCGGCGTCTTCCGCGGATGGCTATGTAACACCCACAACTTGTTGCTTGGGCATATGGGTGATAACATCGCGGGAGTAACGAGATTTCTTACCTATCTCACAAGAACAATAGGGGTCGAACATGAGCGTAAAGATTCATCCGAAAGGCGTGACGCCGCATCACACCGGGGCGACCTTCACGTGTAATGACCCCGCCAAGTTCCACGGCGCCGGCAAAACGACCGGCAAACCAGACGGAGATTCGACCATCATGAAGCAGAAGACAGGCCCCACGCTCGACTACAACTCGACGCCCGTGAACATGCCGAGTGCGAATTCGAATCCGAAGGGTTCGAAAGTCATCGGTTCAAAGGACGGTCACTTCAAACCTGACGGCCACGGCGAAGGCGCCAGCGGTAAGTCCGGCAAGTCCTACGGCCTCAAGGACTCCTACACCAAGTCCGGCAAGCATTCATCCAAAGGGCCGCGGAGCGTATTCTAATGCCCGGCACCAGCTCACCCCCGAACGACTTCCCCAAGAAAGGCGCGGTATCGAAGCGCGAGGAGTCGGCTGGATCGAAATGCCTGAAAGATCAGATGCTGTCTCCTGGCGAGCCAGCTGACGTCGGCCCCGCGCCCGCGCATCGGCGCATCTACTCACGCGATTATTCCAAGGTTCGACCCTCACCTGGGGACACCGACTTGGTTACGGAGGCTTTAGGTAGTCCCCTGAAGTTTTGATGGCATCCAATCGAGCTGAACTGGCCGGCGCCCTAGCCCGCCTAAAAGACAACGCCAATTTCACGACGTATGTGCACTCCATCGAGGCGTACTACAACGAACGCGTGAACATGCTCCTTACGAGCCCCCACCCCGACGAAGCCATTCGTGGAGAGTGCCGCGCCTTGCGCACCCTCATACTTAACATAAATAGAGCCAATGGAGATATGACATCATGAGCCCACCCCCCGCGCCCGCGCCCGGCCACGTGAAACTTCCCGCCGCCGTCGTCGCCGCTGCCGCCGCTGCTGATCAGCTGATTAAGGACCAGAACGCCCCACCCCCCGCTCCGCCCGCGCGTGCAGGTGAGCCCCCCGGCCCGCCCCCCGGCGCCGCTGACGTGCCGCCGCAGCCTACTGACGCCGAGCGCGCTCGTGTCGCTGAGGCCCGCTACAACTCGCTGCAGGGCAAATACAACGCTGAGACCGCAGCTCTGCGCGCCCAGATGGAAGAGAACAGCCTGCTCGTGCGCGACTTGCTCACGCGCCAGCCCGCCCCCACGCCCGCACAGGTGCCGACCCCCGCACAGTCCCCCGAGGACTTCCTGAAGTCCCTCGGTGCCACAGACACTGACATCAAGGACTATGGCGAGCTGCTCCCGATCGTGGTTCGGCTGGCACAGAACATGTACCGTCCGACGATGCAGAAGCTCGAAAGCGAGCTGCAGCAGCTGCGGAACGCCGCCGTGCAGAGCGCAACAGCGACCGTTGAGGAACGAAAACAGGCCATCTGGGACGCTCTTGACCGGTCTGTTGCAGAGTGGCGCACCATCAACGAGAGCGACCATTTTCTTGACTGGCTGCGAATTGTTGATATATTCAGTGGTGTGACTCGCTACGTAGCACTAGCGAGCGCCTTCAAAAACCTCGACCGCGCACGTGTTGTGGCCATTTTTGAGGCGTATGCAAGGGAACACCCTGAGCAGGCACGAGCCCCCGGCGCTCCCCCAGTGGACCCGGAGACACTCGTAACCCCCGAGACACGGGGACAACCTCCAGTGGCTCCCGAAGGTGGTGGGTCGAAGAAGATCTTTACCGAAAATGAGATCCGAAACTTCTACACCAGAGTGCGGAAGAAGCTCGTCTCTGCAGAAGAGTACGCGCGCTTCCAGGCCGAAGTCGCTGCGGCAACCGCGGAAGGACGGGTGAGACCCGACCGACCCGACATCCACACGAATCGGTAACGAACAACAACAAAACTCCTTCGGGATGAGGTGATCTGTGTCTAACATTGGTGCATACCCACTGGGTACTCCGTATCTCGGCTCCGCGCCGTCTCCTGCCTATTCAGGCGTCTTTATTCCGGTCATCTGGTCCGGTAAGTTCGTAGAGAAGTTCTACGACGCAACCGTTCTAGGTGCCATCGCATCGACGGACTACGAGGGTGAAATCCGAAACTTCGGCGACACCGTCAACATCCGCACGCATCCGACGATCAACATTCAGGCGTACGCGGCTAACCAGGCTCTGGTTGTGCAGCGCCCGTCTAGCCCGTTGGTCACTCTGTCCATCAACCAGGGCGCGTACTTCAATACCGTCCTCGACGATGTCATGGAGATCCAGTCCGACGTCGACCTTCTGAGCAACTGGGCGGACAACGCCTCTGAGCAGATGAAGGTGTACGTGGACACGGCGATCTTGACGATCGACTCGATCGGCAACAACGTCTCAGCGAACAACATGGGTACGGCCGCAGGCCGGCTCAGCGGCTCGATCAACCTAGGCTACAGCGTGAATACGCTGACTGCCTCGGGCACCGCGGGCGTCCCGTTGTTTCTAGGTTCCGTTGCCGGTGCAAACGGCAACACGGGTGCCACGACCTTGCTCGCACGCAAGATCGTGGACTTCATCATCGACTGCGGTCTGGTTCTTGACGAACAGCGCGTCCCGGAGACGGGCCGTTGGATCGTTCTGCCGGCATGGGCAGCTGCGATGATCAAGCGTGGCGTCTTCCAGCAGGCGTATTTGACCGGCGATGCCGTGTCTATCGCCCGCAACGGCCGCCTCGGTATGATCGACCGGTTCACGGTGTACGTCTCGAACCTGCTCCCGATGGGGCTCTCGACGAACGCCGCCGCGGTCGGCACGACCTACCCCGAGCTGGCGTCGATCAACAACCCTGCTGGTACAGGCGGGTTGGGCGTCAACGCTGTCACGACCTCGAACACTGAGTATGGTGTGTACTTCGGTCACTCGCTCGGGCTCACGTTCGCGTCTCAGATGACGAAGGTTGAGACTTTGCGGTCTGAGTCAACCTTTGGTACTCTCATGAGAGGACTGATGGTGTGGGGATTCCAGGTCATTAATCCGACGTTAGTCGGGTATGCGGTGGTAGTGAACTCCGGGCTGTAAGCCTAATAGCCTCTTTGGGCTAACAAGGGGGCTGTCTCTTAACCGAGGCAGCCCCCTTTCTTCTTAGAGGGACAGAACATGGTGGCATTTGTCGCAAAGAACTTGGATGACCTGGTGGCTGAGATCCGCCTCCTGATCAATGACACTGGTGTGGGCGGAAGCAATTACCGCTATACGCAGGACATGGTCATGGGGAAGATCAATACGTCTTTCCGCGAACTGTATCGCTACCGCCCGGACGCCTGGATC